ATTGAGGACGGAAAATTTAAGATTGAACAAGTAAGTTGGTTTAGAAATGGCGGTTCGTATGGATATAACCCGATTATTGATTATAATTTAACACAATTAGAAAACGTTAGGAACGGCAAAAAATTAGCTTTTGCAACGTCTGAATATTCATTTGACAAAGTAGAAATGCCGGAACGTTATCAATTTGAGTGGATGGATGATGTAACAACACCATTTGAGGGTTTACCAATAGAAATTACGTCAAAATATGTAACAGCCGGAAAAATTGAGGAAATAAACATTTCAAATTTTACGTCCGATATTGATTTGATGTTGTTAAACCCCGGTGCAATTAGTTCGGATGGATTCGCATTGTTTGCGGCGGTTACGCCGTCCGGAGGTGGACAATTGGAATTGCCGTTTGCAAGACAAACCGTTGATGGGGTGGAATATTTTTTGCAAAATGGATATTTAGCGTTTATCAATATACAACCGACATATTGGGTTTATGATATGCCCGCACGGAATTTCAAAATAAATAATTCCCCATATTATGCTATGGGAGGATTGGAACGTAAAAAGAAACAAACATTGAATTTCCCGGCAGGAACCACAGACCCAAACCCGATGCAGTTAGTTAAAACGTATATCGGTAACGGCCAAGTTGATAAACTTTCAGTAAATTTGTGTAGTCGAAACATTAAAGCAACGTTGAAATATGATACAGAATAACAATATAAGCGTTTTGCCGTGGTACACGTCAATAAATGAACAGAACCACAGAAAAAGTTACGCATACGGCGCAATTTACCCGTTATTTGCCCCGGCTGATAGATTATTGCCGTTTCAGATAATCAGAAACACACGGGTAAATAACGTGTCGTCGGTTATATTATACGATAAAACCGGAAAACAAATTGCAAATATAATAACATACATGAGGGAAGCCGGATTGCGAGTTGTCCGGTTTCAGTCGTTGGGATATGATGTAATATTATA